GAAAGGACCCTGAAAAAGTTACATCGCAGCGTCCCAGGGATGACCGAAAACGAGTTGATTGAAGCGGCCCTGCTGGCGCAGGCCCAGGTGATCGAGAACTGCACCGTTACCCACTATGACGCTTGTGTAGCTTGCTGTGGAAAGTCGGATGGCTTTACAATTACTGGCGTTCAGGCAACACCCTATGTCACCGTAGCGGTGGACCCGGCGGTCATCCCATTGGGCAGCGATGTGCTGGTTGACTATGGTGATGGCGAAATTCATTATTACCGTGCCGACGATATCGGTTCCATGGTGACGGGGAATCATATTGATCTCTGCGTTAGCAGCCATGAAGAAGCCATAGCCTTGGGCGTTCGGACAGCGACAGTCTACTGGGTAGAACAGGAGGAAGACGCAGAATGAAACTATACGATAATGATGAATACCGCGATGAGTTTATGGCGATCGTGTATGCTCTTTTACATAGCGACGGAACGAATGACCGGGCAAATCAAATCATTGACGCGTTTGATAACGCCCCGGCGATTGATGCAGAGCCAATACCGTCAAGAGCCCCGCTGTCCCTGGAAGAACTGCGGGAAATGGACGGGGAGCCTTACTGGCACGTTGGATTGCGGGATGATTCTCCAACTCCCCATTGGGCAATCCTGCCTAGCAATGTGGCGCAACGTCCACAAGATTATTTTTACGGAAAATATTGGCTTGCCTACCGCCGCAAGCCGGAGGAAACCTTATGTACATGACGGAAGCAGAAATCTGCCGGGATTACCGCCTCACGGCAGACACACACAAACCGAAACAAATTGGGATATTGGCGGACATGAACCTTTGCAGCCGAATCCAAATCGCCGACATCCTGGAACGGCACGGGGAATCCATTATCCAGAAAAGAGCTATGCCAACCAGGGCCGAGATCGATCGCCGGAAAGAGCTGCGCCTTACCATGTACCGGCAGGGGATGACCGATTCGGAAATTTCTGCCGCCTTGGGAGAATCCTACTGCACTACATACTATTGGCGGCGCGGTCACGGCCTCCCGCCAAACAAAAGGAGAACAAAAAATGGATAAACGCGGCGTATCAGGCGAATTGGCGTGCGTGTGCTGTTTTGAGCCGAATTGCTTTGGCTGTTCCGTTTTTGCACGTGCTCTTTCCTTGGAAACGATGGAAAACCTGCCGGATTACGCTGAGGAAGGCGAAAAATTTCAGTTGGACTGGGAGGAAAAATTTTAATATTGCTGCATTCTGCCACAACAAAAGAAAGTAGGGATTGTCAAATGGAATCGGTAAAAATCACTTCGTTTGAAGCAGAAAATGTCAAGCGTGTCAAGGCCGTCCAGTTTTCCCCTGCGGCGGACGGCCTGACGATCATCGGCGGACGGAATGATCAAGGGAAAACCACCATTCTGGATTCCATCGCCTGGACCCTGGGCGGCGAACGCTTCCGCCCCAGCAGCGCCGTCCGCGATGGCTCTGTTACGCCGCCTATGACCCGGATCGTATTAAGCAATGGGCTTGTTGTCCAGCGGTCCGGGAAAAACGGGAGCTTAAAAGTTACGGACCCCAGCGGGAAACAGGCGGGGCAGCAGCTGTTGAATACGTTTGTGGAACAGCTCGCATTGAACCTCCCGAAATTTATGTCTTCCGGCGATGGAGAGAAGGCCGCCACACTGTTGCGGGTAATTGGTCTGGAAGATCAAATCCGTGAGTTGGATCGTCAAGAAAAGGAGTTATATAGCCAGCGCCATGCCATTGGGCAAATTGCCGACCAAAAGAAAAAATATGCGAAAGAACTTCCTTCTTTCGCAGACGCGCCGAAAGAGCCAGTTTCCGCCTTGGAACTCATTCAAAAGCAACAGGAAATTTTGTATCGAAACGGAGAGAACCAGCGAAAACGGGAGCGGGCGGCTCAGATGGAACAGCGAAGGCAAGACCTTGCCCGCCGATTAAGTGAACTGGAAGAGGAATATGCCGCGGTTTGTCAGGACTGTGAGACCGCTCAAAAAAACGCTTTGGATTTATTGGATGAATCCACAGATGAATTGGAACAGAGCCTTTTTGACATTGAAACGATCAATAAAAAGGTAGCTGCAAACCAGGAAAAGGCCCGTGCCGAAATGGAAGCAAAGACGTATTTTGAACAATATGAAAGATTGGCACAGCAGCTGGAATCCATCCGTGCAGAACGAATTGCGCTGTTGGACAAGGCCCCGCTTCCTCTCCCAGGGCTGTCGGTGGAAAACGGAAAACTAACATATCAGGGGAAATCCTGGGACTGTATGAGTGGCAGCGGACAGTTAAAAGTAGCGACTGCCATCGTCCGGGCCCTGAACCCGGCTTGCGGGTTTGTCCTGTTAGACAAGTTGGAGCAAATGGATCTGGATACCCTGCGGGAGTTTGGCGCATGGATGGAAGAGGAGGGGCTGCAAGGCATCGCCACCCGCGTTTCCACCGGCGGCGAATGCAGCATCATCATTGAGGATGGGCGGGAGTTGGCCCCGCCGGAAATTGATTGGGGAAAGGTGGGATTTTAAGTATGAAGCCATTAAAAATCATCACAGGGAAAACCGGAGGCGCAATGAAGGTTGTCCTCTATGGTCCAGAGGGGATTGGGAAATCCACGCTGGCGGCGCAGTTCCCCCGGCCGCTGTTCATTGACACGGAGGGCAGCACAAAATTTATGGACGTTCCCCGGACGGAACGCATTGCGTCTGGGACAACCCCGGCCTGTGCGGTACGCTGATCCTCGACACCGCCGACTGGGCGGAACAGCTCTGCATGGCAAATGTTTGTGCGGCCAAAAAGATTTCCAGCATCGACGACCTGGGCTATGGCAAAGGGTACAACTATCTGGCAGAAGAATTTGGCCGGCTCCTGAACACCCTGACTGAAATCACGGAGCGGGGATGCAACGTCCTCCTGACGGCTCACGCGAAGATGAGGAAATTTGAACAGCCGGACGAATTGGGGGCCTATGACCGCTGGGAACTGAAACTGCAAAAAACGGTTTCCCCGCTGATGAAGGAGTGGGCTGATCTGCTCCTGTTCGCCAATTATAAAACATTTTCCGTCGCCGTGGACAAAGCCGGAACCAAACATAAGGCGCAGGGCGGTCAGCGGGTCCTTTATACGTCGCATCATCCCTGCTGGGACGCAAAGAACCGCCTGGGGCTTCCGGAAGAGCTGCCCTTGCGTTTTGCCCCGCTGGCGGCTTATTTCGGCGCAGGCGGTACGACTCCGCCGGAACCAGCGAAACAAACGCCCGCAGAAACGCCGGTCCCGGACCGCCGCCCGCTGAGACCGGAGTCCACTCCTGAAACGCAGGAGCCCAAAGAAGCCGCCCCGTATGTGCCGGAGGTCCTCAAGCCACTTTTGGAAAGCGCGGGCGTGACTGAGGCGGAAGTTCGGGATGTAATCGCAAAACGGCATGGAAGTTTCCCGGTCGGGACTCCCTGGGAATCGATGGAACGTGTTGATTTTGTCAACCGCTGGGTAGTCAGACACTGGGACAAAATCGTCCAAATGATTCAAGAAAATCCGGACCGGTTGCCCGATCTCGTGCAAAACTGATCCAAATCCCATACATTATTAACAACCTGTTAGGAGGAACGATTCATGAGCGACTACGCAAATCAGCCCCATGCTTTGACCTGGGACGACGAAATTTCCAACGATTCCGGCAGTTTTGTCCTTTTGGAGGAGGGAGATTATTCCTTCAAGGTAACTTCCTTGGAACGGGCCCATTTTCCAGGTTCCGCCAAGCTGCCCCCATGCGACAAGGCTATATATACATTGGAGGTGGAAACGGACACAGGCGCTGCAATCGTGAAATACGAACTGATTCTGTTCTCTACTCTGGAATGGAAACTCTCTGAATTTTTCCGGGCAATCGGGCAGAAAAAACGTGGTGAACCGCTGCGCCCCCGCTGGAAAGAGGCCGTGGGCGCAACCGGACGCGCCCGCTTCAAGCCCCGGACATACACCAAAAAGGATGGTACGGAAGGGCAAACCAACGGCGTGGAACGATTCTACGATTACGATCCCGCTGCCATGCAATCAGCCCGGCAGGCGGCCCAGCCCCAAGTCAACGGGTGGACCCAGGAGCCCACGCAGTCCACCCCTTGGGATGACCTTCCGTTCTGATGGAGCTGCGCCCTTATCAACAGGCGGCGCTGGAAGCGGTGGAACAGGATTGGAACGGCGAGTATTCCCGCACGCTGCTGGTTCTTCCCACCGGCACCGGGAAAACCGTCGTGTTCAGCAAGATCATTGAGGATCAGGTACGCGCCGGCCTGCGCTGCCTGATCCTGGCCCACCGCGGCGAACTCCTGGAACAGGCGGCGGATAAGCTGTATCAAACGTCCGGCCTGCGCTGCGCCGTGGAAAAAGCGGAGGAGTCCTGCCTGGACAGTTGGTACATGGTAACGGTGGGTTCCATCCAGAGCCTCATGCGGGAAACGCGCCTGAATCAGTTTCCGCCCGGCTACTTTGACGTGATCGTTATTGACGAAGCCCATCACGCCCTGTCGGACAGCTACCAGCGGGTCCTTTCCCATTTCGCGGGGGCCCGCGTCCTGGGCGTCACCGCCACGCCGGACCGGGGCGACATGCGGAACCTTGGGCAGTATTTCCAGCACCTGGCCTATGAATACACGCTGCCCAAAGCCATCAAAGACGGATACCTGTCCCCCATCAAAGCCGTCACCATTCCTCTGAAGCTGGACCTGTCCGGCGTGGGCGTCCAGGCGGGGGATTTCAAAAGCGCAGACCTGGACACGGCCCTGGATCCGTACCTCCATCAAATCGCCGGGGAAATGCACCGCTATTGCGAAAACCGCAAAACGGTGGTATTCCTGCCGCTGGTGAAGACCTCGCAAAAGTTCCGGGATATTCTGAACGCCAGCGGCTTCCGCGCCGCGGAGGTCAACGGCGGCAGCGAAGACCGGGCAGAAATCCTCCGGGACTTCGATTCCGGGGCATACAATGTCCTCTGTAATTCCATGCTTCTGACGGAGGGCTGGGATTGCCCCAGCGTGGATTGCGTGGCGGTGCTGCGGCCTACCAAGGTCCGCTCCCTGTATTGTCAGATGGTGGGACGCGGAACCCGCCTTTCCCCCGGAAAAACGGATTTGCTCCTTCTGGATTTCCTCTGGCACACCAGCCGCCATGAGCTGTGCCATACCGCCAGTTTGATCTGCGACTCGGAAGAAGTTGCGAGGAAAATGACCGAAAATCTGGTGGCTGCGGCCGGCTGTCCGGCGGACCTGGAACAGGCCGAACAGAAGGCCAGTGAAGATGTGGTCGCCCAACGGGAGGAATCCCTTGCTAAGAAATTGGCCGAAATGCGGAGCCGCAAGCGGAAGCTGGTGGACCCGTTGCAGTTTGAAATGAGCATCGCGGCGGAGGACCTGTCCGGATACGTCCCTTCGTTCGGCTGGGAGATGAAGCCGCCGTCGGCGGAACAGAAAACAGCACTGGAAAAATTCGGAATCCATCCAGACGAAATTCAGAGTGCCGGGAAAGCGTCCCTTTTGCTGGAACGGTTGCAAAAACGCCAGGCGGAAGGATTGTCCAGACCGCGGCAAATCCGTATTCTGGAGCAGTTCGGGTTCCGGCATGTCGTGAATTGGTCGTTTGACGCTGCAAACCGGATGATCACCCGTATGGCAGCCTGCGGGAAAGATGGAAGATGGAGAGTTCCGCCCGGTGTGAATCCAGCGACATACGAAGGGACGTAATATGACAAACAAAACCGAAATCCTTTCCGCATTGGATGCCATTGATCCTGCGGAATTGGATTACCAGGATTGGCTGAATGTCGGCATGGCGTTGAAGATGGAGCGTTTCACCGTCGATGTTTGGGAGGCTTGGAGCCGCCGGGACCCGGCGCGGTATCATTTAGGCGAATGCCTGAAAAAGTGGGAATCTTTCCAGGGAAGCGAACATCCTGTCACTGCGGGCACGATCGTAGCGATGGCTCGTTCCAGAGGCTGGCAGTCGGCTGTGACCGGCGGGCGGATATTGGGCTGGGACGACATGATAGGCGTCGGCGAGTCGTGTTCCGGTGTGGTGGTGGATCAGAACTGGGTGGAAGACCGCGAAACGGCGGAGCCGAAGGTTTGGGATCCCGCCCGCCAGCTGATTACATACCTGGAAGCCCTTTTCAGCTCGGAGGATTATGTTGGCTACGTAACGCGCAGTTTTCAGAAAAACGTTGACGGAAAACAGAAATATTTCCCCCAGAAGGGACGGTTCGACCGTACCGCCGGGAAACTCATTGAAGATTTGGAAAAATGTAACGGCGATATCGGCAAAGTTCTCGGGGATTACAACCCCAAAGCGGGGGCCTGGATTCGCTTCAACCCCCTGGACGGCAAGGACGCCTCCGATAAACATGTAACGGATTTCCGGTTCGCCCTGGTGGAATCGGACACATTGCCCATCGGAAAGCAGAACGCCATTCTCAGAGCGTTGGAACTCCCAATCGCGGCGTTGGTGCATTCCGGCGGGAAAAGCCTCCATGCGATTGTTCGCGTCGACGCGGTCAGTTATGAGGATTACCGTAAGAAAGTCGATTATCTGTATCGCATTTGTGACAAAAACGGCCTGATTCTCGACCATCAGAATCGGAATCCATCCCGCCTGAGCCGGATGCCCGGCGTAATACGGGATGGGGAAAAGCAATTTCTGATTGACACCAACCTTGGGAAAGCCTCCTGGGCGGAATGGCAGGAGTGGATTGAGAGCATCAACGACGACCGCATTGATCGAAAATGTGCTCCGCCAGGGCCACAAAATGCTCTTGGCCGGCCCAAGCAAGGCGGGCAAGAGCTACGCGCTGATCGAACTGGCCGTCTGCCTCGCGGAGGGCCTTCGCTGGATGGGATTCCAGTGCGCCCAGGGAAAAGTCTTGTATGTCAACCTGGAACTGGATCGGGCAAGCTGCCTCCACCGGTTCCGGGACGTGCGGCAGGCCATGGGCGCGCCATCCAAAAACAGCGTGGATATCTGGAACCTTCGCGGACATTCCATTCCAATGGACAAACTGGCCCCCAAATTGATTCGCCGCGCCATGAAGAAAAATTATCTTGCCGTTATCATTGACCCGATTTACAAGGTTATCACCGGAAACGAAAAAAGAGCCAACAAAATGGCCCGTTTTGGCAACCAATTTGAAAAAGTTGCCGATAGGTGAAAATCTTCGCAAGCAGGAGATCAACAACGCCGTGGGCCGGGCATGTAGGCTGGCCCTCCTGGCGGCGGGGAAATTGGAGGAAGTCAGCCAGGATGATCTGTGCAGTGAAAAAGCCGCCCTAGAGGCTTGCAGGGCCGTTTTGGATAAGGAGGGGTTCCAGGGTGTTCAGAAGGCCGCAGAGACCGCCAGAAGGGCCGCAGAAGGCCGCACTGCATGGCGTATTGAGGGGACCCTCCGGGAGTTCCCGAAATTTGCGCCGGTGAATGTCTGGTTTGATTTCCCCATCCACCGCTGTGATGAGACCGGCGTCCTGGGCGACATCGACCCGGATAAAGAACTCCCGGCATGGCAGCCCCCGAAGAAAAGCCGGGGGAAAGATGCCCGGCAAAAGGAGACCGTTGACACATTGGCCTGTGCATTCAGCTGGTGCGATGCCGACGGCTCCGGACAGGTGAGCATCGCCAAGCTGATGGAGCACACCAAAAAATCCAGGAATTGGGTCAAAGATCAAGTGGACGCCCACCCGGATTTTTGCCGCAAAAATGGGGTTGTGTCCAGGGTGTCAAAGGTGTCAAATGACAGTGTGACAGGGGGTGTCAAAAGTGTCAATTGACAGGGTATCAAACTGTGACAGTGGGTGTCAAAAAAGGGGGTGTCAAAAGCCCCCCTATAAGGGGGGCTTTTGACACACACCCCCCTTTTGACACCCCACCCTTAGCGCGAGAAAAAATGACACTTCAGCGAGGTGAAGAAAATGTCAATTGAATTTTTCATGCCGATGATCCCGCCCACCGCCACGCACCAGGAAAAGAAATGGCGGGTCGTGAAGGGCAAGCCGGTGAGCTACGACCCCCCGGAGGTAGCGGCGGCCCGGTCCAAGCTGACGGCCCATCTGGCCGGGCACAGGCCGGAGCGGCCCTTGGAGGGGGCTGTGCGCCTGCTGGTGAAGTGGTGCTTCCCCAGGGGGCGGCACGGAGACGGCGAGTACCGGGTCACCAGGCCCGACACGGACAACCTGAACAAGCTGCTCAAGGACTGCATGACCGCCGCGGGGTTCTGGAAGGACGACGCGCAGGTGGCTTCGGAGATCTGCGAAAAGTTCTGGGCCGAGACGCCGGGGATCTACGTCTGCGCGGAGGAGATCCAACGATAGGCAAATCCCCAGACGTTTGGGATTTTGGAGGTTTTGAAATGAATTGGAAACGAGAGGCAATCGACAAGCTGAAAAACTACGAGGCCCACAGGCAGGCCCTGGAGAACATACCCCGGGAGATCAAGCGCCTGGAGTCGGCGTATACGGGCCTGCGCAGCGCCAGCACAGAAAACGCCCCCGTGTCCGGAGGCGGCGGCACGCGGGAGGACTGCGTGTTGTCCAACATCGTGCTGCGGGACGAGCTGAAACGGCGGCTGAAGGAGGCCCGGCTGTGGGTGAGCCAGGTCAACAAGGCCCTGGCTGTTCTGGACGACGAGGAAAGGCTTGTTTTGGACCGATTTTACATCCACCGGGCAAAGGGGGCTGTCGAGGCTCTGTGCGAGAGCCTGAGCCTGGAGAAAAGCGCCGTCTATGATAGGCGGGACAAGGCTTTGCGGCATTTCACCCTAGCCCTCTATGGGGTCACTGAGACAGAGTAAAAAAGTCCGGAAAAAAACCGGGCGATTTTTCCGGAACGCAGTGCTATAATGCTACCATACGAAATGCGCCGCCGGACAGCCGGGGCGCATTTCTGATTTTCGAGAAGGATGGTGAAATTATGGGTGCAGCGGGCAGACCCCGCAGGTTCAAAAGCGCAAAGGCCCTGCGCGCGGCGTGGGATGAGTACAAAGCCTGGTGCGGCGACCAAAAGGTGCTGACCCACGATTTCAGCGCGAAAAATTCCGAGTTCGTCTCCGCGGAGCTCAGGCGCAGCGTGACCTGCACCATTGAGGGCTTCTGCATGTGGGCGGGGCTGGCCCGGTCGGCGTTCTACGAGACTTACGGAAAGCAGTATCCGGACACCGTTACGCGCATGAAGGAGGAGTGCGAGGTGGACGCCCGGATGAAATTCGAGCTGGGCGTCATCGACCCCAAGCTGGCTCCGCTGTGGATGTCCCGCTATGGGTACAGCGCCAGGGCGGAGGAGGTCATCATCCCCAAGGAGCAGGCGGTCGAGGACGAGTTGAGCCGGAGTCTGCGGGAGCTGGGGGAGGCGCTGGACGGCGATGATTAGCCCCAAGCAAAAGAAGGTCCTGGCATTCTCCTACAGCCGCTATACCGTCCTCATCTGCGACGGGGCCAAAGTCAGCGGCGACGTGACCCTGGCCAAAGGCGTCAGCGTCTGGTACAACGCCGTTCTCCGGGGGGACGACGGGGCCGTCACCGTGGGGGAGAACACCAACATTCAGGACTGCGCCGTCCTCCACGAGGAGACCCATGTGGGCGCGGGCTGCACCATCGGCCACGGGGCCATTGTCCACGGCTGCACCGTGGGGGACAACGTCCTCATCGGCATGGGGGCGGTCCTCCTCAACGGCGCCAGAATCGGGGACGACTGCGTCGTGGGCGCCGGGGCCCTGGTGACGGGGAAGCTGGACGCCCCCGCCGGGTCCATGATGTTAGGAAGCCCCGCCAAGGTCGCCCGCCCCCTGACGGAGGCGGAAATCGCCTCCAACCGGGAGTCTGCCGAG